TGAAAACGAATGTTCTTTCAAAGTGTCGAAAGCGCTTTCGCCCGAAGATTATCAAAAGAAGGTTTTGGGCGGTGGGTTTTCTTGATCGTTCACCCCAGCGAAAGGATTAAACGAAGTGTCTTTACAATTCGGGAATAAATCAAAAAAGTTATTAGCGGAATTAATGCAATTCAACGCAAGAAAGAACGAACCGGTCTTCGTGATTAACGCGGACGGGGAGAAGGAAGATTTTAGCGTTCGAACCGAAGGAAGGGTTTTTCGGTGTCGTTGTGGTTGTAACGTGTTCAAGAAGCAAATCAAGCCGACCGAATTGTTTATTTGCAATTCTTGTAAATCTGAGTATTGGAGTGAATAAAATGTTCGTCTATATTGTTTTCGCCTGTTATGATTACGACGAAGGGGAAGTCGTTTTAAAAGTGTTTACAAAGCCCCGGAAGGCTGTTCGTTTGAAAATGGATTGTGTCGCCTATGCTAAGACGAAGCCGGTTTATAATTACGGAAAAGCACTTTCGGACATAGCAAAATGGGCGGACAAACACCCCGGCGGTAATGATAATTGTTTTTGTGATGGATACAAGGTTCGGAAATTCGAATGTTTTTAAAAGGGATAACGAAATGACTAAAAAGAAATTAATCGGATTTGTCGAAACGCTGGCGTCGCTGGACGTGGCGACGATGCAAAAACTTGTTGATAATAACCGTTCACTAAAAGGAATTGAAATAATCGACCTTCGTTTCAAGGACTTCGGCTTCGGTGATAATTGTATCGAAGCGTATTTCGACGTTTTGTTTTCGGATATGTTGACAAAGCGAAAGGGTATTTTTAGAGTATGTAGAGGTAATTATTTATTCTGTACTATCTCTATTCCGTCGACCATTGTTTCGGCGGTGCGGTTATGAGTTTTAAAAAAGTGTTCGGCTGGGGGTTTTTAGGATTATTATTTCTAGGCGTGACGACGCCTTTTTCGATTATAATCGGCTGGCCTTTTTATTCGATATTCCTTTTAGTTTTAGGCGCTTGTGTGTTTATTAGACTTCTTGCGTTCGCTATCGATTGTATAATGTAAAGAAAGGAAAAAACGAAATGAAAAGGCTTAATCGTAAAAAATTGATTCAAGAATTCGAAACCCTTCGACAAGGGTTTTCCGACGTTTTCCATTTTGTCAAACTGAATAAAACCGAAAAAACCGCCGTCGCCGCTTTCCACTATTCCGCGAATAAGGCCGTCGAAGAACTAGGCGGCGAAAAGGTGCCCGCGCTTGTGGAAAGAAAAGAAACCCCGGATTATTTCGATTGTAAGTATTGCAAGCGTCGCCCGAAATGTCAATGGCGGAGAGAGAATTATATTTGCGGGAACTATACAAGGGACAAGGAGAAAACGAAATGATTCTTTATATTCTGATTTCTATTCATTGTTTAATTACCATAATACTTGTGTGGCGTTTGTTTCGTGTGTCAAGCGCTCTTGATTGGTATATGGATATATATATCGAACTCGCCCTTCGTGAACAAATGAAATCATTCGCGGGACAGGAAAGGGGCAAAACGAAATGACATATACGCTAAAAATATTCTTTTGGGTGCCGCGAACTTTGCGGAAGTCGACAAAACAAACGTCGTGCTTTGCCCGGACGGAACCGTCGCCGCTGTCAATCGCTGGGGTGTCTACGTCGCCGAACCTTGTAAACAACGCGATACGGTTGTCGGTTCGTCCAGCGGTGCGGACTTGAACCACGGCCGCGAAGTTTCCGTTCATTATATGACCGTCCGGGAAGTGTGTAAAAACATGATAAAAGGCGAACCGGAATACATAAATATTCGCGGCGTTTGTCCTGTTTTGGCGACGAAATTCGGCGAATATAGGTCGATTCCAGTCGTCGAAAAATGGCGCGAAAAGGTGTCGGAAATCGTCGGTTCCGGGGACGGTGTTTTTCGTGATTTTGAGTTGAATAGAAAGCGCCTAAAAACAGCCGTCGAAACGGTCGAAATTTCATGTAAATATGATGGGGAATTCGCGTTCATTTCTCAGCGATTCTGCACAAAAGGACTGGTTTGGAAAGCCGAAAATGAGCTATATAATCAGAAAATATTGATTGCCTTTGAATTACCTTCCGGGGGTGTTTTTGGCAACGGCGACCCGTTTTTCGACAAGTTCTTGTCGGTTCGGCCGAAGCTGGTTTTGCAAAAGTGCCGAAATTAGCGAAATTTTGAGGTTACACCATTTAATATACTAAGTGATATATGTTATAATAATTAATTAATTATTATTATTAGATACTATACATAGTACCTAGACGCGGCTTTATGTAGACTGTTTTCAAGGCTTGTGTTATATTGAATACATGAATACAAAAAAGCCGTTGAAACTACAGCCTAAAAAGAAGCGTGAAAACATCACGAAAAACGGGCGTCCCATTCCCGTTAAAAAGCCCCGCCTTTTCCTTGATCCTTACGGTACTAAAATAATGTCGCTTCGTTCGTTTAAATCGCTGTTCGAAGCCGATGCCGGTATTTTATGTACACTTGAGGAAATACAATCGCGTTTGAAGATGTCCGCGTCTACTTTAGAGGATTATTGCGCCCGTGTTTATGGTGAACCAATTTCAACGGTTTATCAACGGCTTATTAATGGCGGGCGTATGTCTTTACGTCGTGCGCAATACCTCTCCGCTGTCAAGTCCCGAAATGTCACAATGCAAATATGGCTAGGGAAACAATGGCTAGGCCAAAGAGAGAACGGAAGTCCTTTCGGCGGTGAACGAAACACGGTCGAATATGATATTCGCGAAGGGCTGTACAATGCGAAATCCTAGTATCGATTATGTATCGCAAGAAGTCAACGCGCCCCCGGTCGAACGGAAGGTTATTTATAAACCTTCTCCCAAAATGATGCAAGTATGGAACGAAAAAGGTTCCGCAAAAATTAGATGGTTAGAAGGTGCCGTTCGTTCCGCTAAAACATTCCTTGCGAATGATATCGCCATTTATGAAATACAACGGTTGCCCGCTTGTAATGTTCTTATAAGCGGCTTTTCAATTGCGACGGCCGCGCGAAATGTTGTTTCGGCATGGAAGGAATCTATCGACCCGGCGGATACATACGGATACTTTCGGACGGTCAAAGACGACAAAGACGAATATTTGATTATCGACTGGCGCGGGCTTCGTGGCAAGCGTTTCTATATTCGCGGTGCCGGAACCGAACGCGACTTCAAACAGATTCAAGGCGGAACCTTCGGCTATTGGTACGGCGACGAAATGACCCGGCACCATAAATCATTTGTAGAAATGGCGATTTCGCGTTTGTCGCCACCATTCGCCAAAGCCCTTGGAACATTAAACCCGGACAACCCATATCATTATATCAAGAAGGATTATCTTGATAATCCGCTATTGTTTCAAAAGAAGGTTTCCGGAATCGGCATGGCTTCGCTGTTTGCGAAATGGTCTTTCCAGCTTGACGACAACCCCAGCCTAACGCCGGAATATAAAGAAATGCTTCGGAACACTTATTCCGGGGTGTTCTATCGTCGGTATGTATTAGGTGAATGGGCGGTCGCCGAAGGTTTGATATATGATTCGTTCAACAAAGATAAACATGTCTTAACGGGCGAATGTCCCCCAGCGAAATACTACACGGTCGCGATAGATTACGGAACCGGGAACCCTACTTGTTTTATTCTCTTTGGTCATAACGAAGAAAGCACCCCGAAGGTTTGGGCGGAACGTGAATACTTCTATGATTCGAAAGCCGCACAAAGACAAAAATCGGACGCCGAATATTCCAAGGATTTAAAAAAGTTCCTTGATGGTATCCAGCCCCGCCATATTATTATTGACCCGTCCGCCGCTTCGTTTAAAGTTCAATTGCAAAACGATCATTTCTTTTTCATCAAAGACGCGGACAATTCGGTCATTGACGGAATAAGAACACAACTTCGAATGTTAAATAATGGTGAATATGCCGTTCATGTATCTTGTAAGAAGACAATCGAAGACTATGCCGGGTATGCTTGGAACGACCGGGCACGTCAAAAAGGGGAAGATGAACCATTGAAGACAAACGGCGCCGACCATACCAAAGACGTCGAACGATACGATTTACATACACTATACGGAAAACGGGTCAAGGATTATGATAAATTCAACGAACTCTAAAAAGGCGGGAACATGAACAAGACAAAATCGAAAGTGGTTTCATCGAAGACGATTCGCGGCGATAGTTTGAACATTGGTTCACGGCTTAAAAATGACGGCTGGGGAAACGTCTTGACATTGAAGGGAACGTCGCAAGACAAACGAACGGCGACAAAGTTCAACGCTGGTGTGACTGCTGGAATGTCTTTCGCTGAACTTGCGGACTTGTATGTCTATAATGGTTTCATGCGGCGTATTATTGACTTGATTCCGGCCGAAATGCTTCGGGCTGGTTTTTGTGTTAGCGGCGACGAAGAACGTCACATCGAAAGCCGCTTCGAAGAACTTAAAGCGTCGAAAGTATTCAATGAGGCGCTTTGCTGGAATCGTCTTTATGGTGGTTCGATTATCTTTATGGGTATAAACGACGGTCAGGTCGATTTAACGCAACCGGTCAATAAAAAGAACATACAAGAAGTCATGTTTTTAAAAGCCTTCGACCGATATCGAATCAACTATTCACAAGCCGACTATTACAATGATCCTTCCGAACCGAAATATGGACAAGTGCGAATTTATAATATTTCACCGATAGGGCTATCGCCGTTTTCCGTTCACGAATCGCGCGTCCTTCGTTTTGATGGTGAGACTATCCCGGAAGAACTACGGGTTCAAAATCAAGGCTGGGGCGGTAAGACAATCGACAGAATATATGAGAGCGTCCGGGCTTTGGGTAACGTATACGACAACGTCGAATTGATCACCGAAGATTTTATTCAATCGACTTTACAAATATCGAATCTAGGCGACTTGATCGCGTCCGGGCGGGAAGAAGAAATCAAGAAGCGTTTAAACATAATGGATTTAAGCCGCCATATTTTAAATACTCTACTTCTTGACAAAGACGAAATATATACAAAGTCCGCATCGACTGTGACAGGGCTTCCGGACGTAATCGACAGGTTTATCAAGGCCGTATCATTCGCCGAAGGGATACCGGCTTCTATACTGCTGGGGGAAGAACCGGCCGGGCTTAATTCGAACGGCGATTCACAATTGCGGCAATTTTACGACCGGATACATGCCGACCAAACGAATACACTTAATCCAGTATATGAAAAGTTGTTCGAATATTTCTTTCTTGAGAAGAACGAAAACGAATACAACGGTATAGAGCCGGAAGATTGGTCAATCGCATATAATAAACTTTGGGAACCGTCCGCAAAAGAAGACGCGGAAACAAAGAGGACAATCGCCGAAACAGATAATATATACATTACGAACGGGACATTAACCCCGGAAGAAGTCGCAATTTCGCGATGGGGTTCGGGCGTCTATTCACCCGAAACAGTTCTTCAAACCGAACGAATGATCACGCCCCCGGAAGAACCAACGAAGACAACCGGGGAAGAAGGCGAACCAGTCGTCCCAGCGAACGAAGAAGGTGGGGAAGTTGAAACCGAAACCGAAACCGAAACCGAAACGGCGGAATAATGGTTAATTTACAAAAGGCAATACAACGGCGCCAGCTTGCACAAGTCGCGAAGGCCGCCGGGAAAAGAAAGATAGGAAAGCCGCCGCGAATGATTTATCCGAACACGGCGGAAACGCGCTATCGCGAATACCTTCTTTCTATTGTGTCGCAAATACAAAAGGTCGTCGAAACGACGGTCATTCCCCAGCTTCCCGCGATAGCGCGGGCGGCTGGTAGTGAACGACTGGATTCATGGGTTGACGACATTTCCGGCCTTTTGTCTCAAGTAAAAATCAACTATGAAAAAGATAAACCGGATTATTCCGGATATGTCAAGGGGGTTGCCGCGAATACTAATTCTTGGAATAGTTCACAGTTTCAAAAGTTGATCAAGCAAACCGTCGGCGTCGATTTGTTCCATCCAGTCCCTTCGCTAAATAATCGGCTGGCGTTGTTCGCGAATCAGAACGTCGATTTAATCAAGGGTATGTCCGACGATATGTTGAAGAACATTTCGGTCGCTACACAAAACGCATTAAAGCAAGGTTTAAGGCACGAAGAAATAGCGAAGAAACTTCGGGACACTTACGGAGTCGCAAAGAACAAAGCGAAGTTTATCGCGCGCGACCAAGTTTCGAAACTTAATGGCGACTTGACACAAGCTAGACAACAAAGCGCGGGCGTCCAGTTTTACTACTGGCGAACGATGCACGACGAACGAACTCGAAAGAATCATTCGGCGCTTGACGGGAAGTTGTGTCGCTGGGACAACTACACGGTATACAGCGACGACGGCGGGAAGACTTGGAAGAAGCGTTCCGATATCGGCGGCTATTCCGAAGGACACCCCGGCGACGATTTTCAATGTCGATGTTACGCAGAACCGTATCTTGCGGACGTTGACGCGATACTACAAGGAGAAAAGCAACCGGCACCGACACCGGAACCAATACCAATACCAAAACCGATACAACCTTCGAAACCAGTCACCCCAGCGCCAGCGGTTTCGATTAAGAAAGAAAAAGAACCGGTTTCGGTTGTTGCGGGGTTTCGCGATATCATTGACAGAACGACAAAGACCGAAATCGGAAGAAATGTTTCGTTTATGCGGGAACAAAAAGTCGAACATCTTGTTTCGGGTAATAATGCGAAGAAGGTCGCAAGGCATACGGATAATAAAACGAACGAATGTTCTTTGTCTTGGAATGATTTAAAAAGTAATGGTTTTATAATTCATAACCACCCCGGCGATTCTTGTTTTTCAAGTGCCGATTTGCAAGTCTTCAATATTACGGCACCGAAAAAATTCATGGTGGTATCTAAAAATTATACTTACGTTTTAGAACCATATTCAAACATTCATAAAGTCGTTCGAAAAAGTGTCGACGAAGTGTTTTCGAAAATGGAAAAGCTGGGATATACCGAAGCCGACGAAATGTTCGTCAATAAGAAAAGAGTATATCCGGATAAATGGAAGCCTTCAAACATTACCGACGAAGACCGGAAAAAATGGGTCGGATTATCGGACGATGAAATCAAATCAAAGAAACGAAGTCTTCTTACCGAAATCGAATCTTTGAGGCAATCAATTTATAATAAGC